TTAAGCTGGCAGGAATCGTCACCCGCTTACCCGCGCCCATCACCGCACTTTTACCCTCGTGCGGCAAGAATAATAACGAGCGTTGATTCAGCGTTGGCGAACCCACATACGTGCCGTGATTCGCATTGCCTGATGAGTCGTTAGCTGTTGTTCCGCTGGTGTCCTCGTGGCGTAAATTAATAACGGGCGAATCGGCTAAAACTAGGCTGTTGAATGACATTAAATTTCCTCGGCTTGGATTTGCCAGCTATACAAAGATGTTCTGGCGTTGCGTTTTTGTGATGGCGGGTCGCAATAACACACTAACTCTGGCCAATAAACAGCTTGATATAATGTTGCGCCCGGCACAATGGTGAGCGTTGCGGTGTCAACGGATAAGCTGACGGGCGTTGATTGCCACACGCCTGCAACCAATGCGCGGCCTTCAACGCCGTAATCAGCGCGTCTTGCGGATGGCACTGACATCAAATTACTCACGCTTGAGACGGCTTGCTCTGCAATACATTGAATCGTGATGGCTGATGAATAATCCAGCGCGTCAATACCCGGCGGCATGTTGCCATTGCCACTGATCACTGTTTTTAACTTACCCGACCATGCCGTTTGTTGCTTTAAGCTACCGTCCATCATGCGCGGTCTATTAACCGCTTGAACTGGCTCGTAGTCTTGGCTTAGCCCATACGAGGCTTTTAACGGCACTTCAATGCCGCCTATGATTAAATGTCTCATCGTGTCCCCATTTTTAGGGCTTCGCGTTGAAGGTCGCGTCTGGCTTGGTCAATAGAAGCTGAGTCGCCATAGAAGTTTTCTAACACTCCGCCGCCCGGCAGCTCTAATGTAATGGGCTGAATGTCTGGCAAGGCTGTCTTTGATTCTTTAACCGCGTTGATCGCTTGTTGCGAATATCCGGCTTTTAAATCATCTGAAACGGTGTTGGACAATGTGTCGCCTTGTTCTAAGACGATTTTTTGAATGATGGGATTTTGGTCAATATACGCTTGCATAGATTCTTGTGCTCGTTGCGCCTCTCTTTGTGATTCTTTCAAGTCAATTTCAATTTGAGCCGCTACGTTAGCAATCTTATCTTTGCCGGCTTTTTCGCCAACGGCACGGAGTTTCATAGCAACACCCTCTAGCTCAAGACTCGTTGCTCCGCCCGCCTCTTTGATTCTATCAAGCACATCAAACGCCTCACGCGCTTTATCAACAGCACCCTCAAAGTCACCCTTACCAACGGATTGTTCTGCTTGAAACGCAAGCAATGAAGCGTCGATAAAACTGGCGGACTCCCCCACATCGTCAATTTGCAAGCCTGACGACCTGTCTTCAAATTCTTTGTTTAAGTCTTTGGCATATTGTGACGCCTCTTTAAACGCTGTTTTAAATTCCTCAGAAAATTTCTCGATTCCGCCCGACATTGCAACAAGGCTTTGCTGTATAGACTCTTCCGCGACAGTAAATGGCGCAGCAATATTTCTGCCGTTTTCTTCTGATCTGCTCTTAACTTTGTCAGCTGTGTTATCAATAGACGTGCTGACGGTTTCCATAATTTCATCGGCAAACTTATCAACATCCTGAATAAACTTATTATTTTTACCCAGACTGAGATTTAACTCAGTCCGTTTTTTTACCAGTTCATCCATTTTCTTTTGCGCGTCTGAACCATCAATCCTTAGCTCAAGCGGCTGGTTAAATGATAGCCAAAAGGCTTGGGCATCAACTATCTTTAGCGTTAGACGATCTAGCGCACGGAATAATTTTCCAACCCCTCGAATAATAAATGCAATCGATTTTATAATGCCTCTCGCTAACAATTCACCAGCAACTTTGCCGCCGCCTAACTTTTCAATCCATTGATTTGTCTTACTTACCAGCTTTTCTAAAGCCGGTGCCATTGAGCTTGTTAAGTTTTTAGCAATAGATGAAAAAATGATTCCGCTATTTCTTATACTTAAACGGAAACGTTCAACACCGGCAACCGCATCTTCAGAAAGAATACGCCCCGCCTCCTCCGCATCATTAGCAATCTTTTTAAATCCCTCTGCATTGTTATCTAATAAAGGTAAGAGCAAAGATAAGTCTCCAGCTAAACTTTCGAGCAAAAATATCTTGTCCTGCTTATTCAAGTCTTTCATTGCGTCGTTAAGTTTTAGCAACGCTTTGTCTGGTGCTAATCCGATGTACTCCGACGCATCTAAATTTAAACGCTTGAATATATCAGCCGCGCCACCGCCACCTGTTTGAATGAAGTCCCCCAGCTTGTCCGATATGTCCTTAAACACATCGCCCACTTTCTCGCCCGTTAAACCAACCGATTCAGCCGCCACTTCCCACTTCTGCATTTCAACAACTGACACACCAAAAGACTTTGAAAATACGTTTAGTTCCTGAATAGACCTAGACGTTGACAACACAATAGCAGCTACACTACCTGCCGCCGCCGCGCCTATCAGAGACGAACTTTTAGCAAAGCTCTTTAATGCTCCAGTAATTTCATTTGCTGAACGTTCAAACTTTTTAAGTTTCTTCTGGCTCTGTTCGAGTTTGCGGTGCAACTTCGCATTTTCCGCATCCATTTGTACAACAAGTTTTGATATAGCGGTCATCACTTATCCTTTTTTTTGTTTAGCCAGCGATTGCAGCCCGGCGATAAATTGCTGTGTTTCGTTAGATTTGCGCTGTTTTTCCGACATAATCATAAAATCATCAATCTCAAGCGGCCTTGCGCCTTTGCCCCTGTTTGCGTTACCGATGAGCGTGGCGATAATAGCGGCGTGCAGGTTGTCTCGTTCTGAACCGAAAGGGTGCATCGAATAGAATTGAATCCAGTCCGAGAACTCGGCTGAACTCATTTCGTTATCTATCTCGCTAATCGTGCGACCTAAAGCAAGCGCCAAGCGGTGCTTGAAAACTTGCTCTGGTCGCTCAGTTAGTTTTTTTCTTCACCATTTAAGCCCGATAAGACCATGATTTGATCGGCAATATCGGCCACTAACTTTCCGTCCATTGCCAACACATCGTCGATGTCATCTTCCGTTAGAAAATCGGCGCTCATGCAAACAACCAACGCCTGTCCTTTAACGGGATTATCTTTAACCACTTCGGACATTTTGCCGCGCTGGGCAACGGATAAGCCCACCAGCGTGATTTTCTCGCCATCTGGCATTTCAAATTCACCTGTCTGGGCTGTGTAATTTTTTAGAAATTTTGTCTTATCCATATTAGCTAACCGTGATGTCGCCTGATATTTTTAAAGTAAAGGTAATGGTGTTTTTGTCATCATACGACGGGTTGATGACCCAAGATAAGCACGTGAAGGTCACTGCGTAAGTTAGTGGCGTTACACCGTCTGTGATAAGAATTTCAAAGTTACGATTTAAGCCACCATCAACGTCTGCAATCAAGCCTTGTTGTTGGGCATCGGCTGGCAGATAGTTCGCTTCAAGCGTGACTTCCGTTCCATCGGCCAATCCTGCGATATATTCTCGCGCTGCGGAATCAAAACTGGTGACTTCGACCAAGGGATTTGTTTTGCCCAATCCTGACAAGCTGGTGACTTCTGGAAAAGGTGTAAAGACTTCCGGACCGGCACCGTCTCCTCGACTGATTGTTACCCCGTTTAAAAATGCGTTTGACATAGTAGTTCCTCTTTTATTGCATAAAAAAACCCGCGAGAAGCGGGCATAAAAAACCACCCGAAGGTGGCGTTAAAAATTTAGTGTTTAAGTATTTAAGCGTTCATTATGAATGACTGTGTTGTGCGGTATAAATCGACGTCATCTTCAATAACCGACAACGATCTTTCTAAAATAAGCCGCTGGATATTAACGCCAGCCACCAAGCCAGTGTTGTTTTGCAATGCACTCTTAACGGCTTGCGCGACCGCTTGCGCTTCATCATACGTTGTTGCCCAACAGTCGATCAGAATATCGGCTTGCGAGAGACCCCCTTGTCCGTCGAATGTTTCATCTTCTGCTTCTTCGCTTACTGAATAAGAGACACAAGGTTGTAAAGCGTTTTGTGGCAAGCCTAATGGGTAAACGCGACCCGACACTAACGCGCTAACCCCGGCGTCGTTCGTTAGCAATGAATAGATGGCTTCATCTTTCATCGCATGGCCTCTTCTACACGTTGCGCTAGTTTATCCCGAAAACGGCTGACCATTTTCTTCTCGTTTTGCTCGAAATTGGATTTAAACCACTCTCTGCCTTTAATGGTGTAGGGCTTTATTTTCTTGCCTTTTCGCGCTGTAACGGTGATACCTTTTTCTAAAAAACTAACCCCGTAGAAAGCATCGTTACTCACACCAATTCTTAATTCATAGCCTTTTTTTCCAACTCGCCCACTGCGTTTTATTGATCGGCTAAGATGACCAGGCGCTACAAGCCGACCATTGTGCAGTCGGTGCGCTTTAGTACCGCGAGGCGCGGCAGCTTTTATGTCTTTGACGGTGGGCGTTGTGGCGTACATCATTGCTGTTCGAAGTGTTTTCTTTGCCAGCTTAGCGTCCATTTTTACTAACTTAGCGGTTAATTCGTCCAGCCCTTTTAGCGCATTAGACATGCTCAACCCCCATGATTTGAAGTTCACGCCCACGCCCGTACACATCAATGACGTTTTCTATGTCGAAAACTCTGTTGTCGTAAATTAGGCGCATTTTGGTGGTGATACCGGCTTTATACCGCATTCTAAACATTGCGGTGGCTTGAGCGTGTTCTTGTTGCGCTGTGTACGCCTCTTTGCCTGATTTTGGCTCATAACTCGCGCGCGCTTGATAGTAAGTTTGCCATGTGTTGATAACAGCGCCCGTTGCCGATTGCGTTTCTACAACTTGCTGAATTTCTATCTTGTGCCGAAGCCGACCTGCTCTCATGTTATAAGGTGTAAATACGGTAAGGTTTAATCAAATAGCTTGTTGCCATGGGCACTTCAGTGATGCTGATCGGCGCGGTGGCTTCTCTGTTTTCGTAAAAATGGCCAATCAGTAACAACATGGCAGATTTAAGCGGCGCGGGTACGTCTTGCGCGTTGTCGCCATAGCCTGAAACATAAGTGATCGTGACTGCGTTATGTGTATTTCTTACGCTCGGGTACGTTTTATCGTAGCCGCGCGTTATTCTTGCTGGCGTGCGATTTACATCAAGGTCGTATTCGGTTTGCGCAAGCGTTTGTGTTGCGCCATCGGCGTCAATGTATTTAATCGATGTGACTGATTGCGCGGTATGCGGTAACTCGATCACATCATCTAAACAATCGCGCTGATGACCACGGGTTGACGTGATGAGAATTCGCCCGGTGTAATTTTCTACCGCTTCACGCGCGGCGGTAATAATCATTTCAATTAACGCATCATCATCGTTAAAGTCGATGTTTAAATGGTCTTTCGCTTGTTGTAGTGTGATCGGCTCACGCGCTGGCTTAGTAATTAAATAATTGTTCATATTGTGCGCCTAGCGTAGAAGTCGGATTGCTGTGTTGATACCACCGCGCCTGTGCCAACAAATTTGAAGTTATGTCGACCTTGCTTGGTGATGGTATAGTCAACGTGATAGTTGCCGACTGAATCTTTTACCAATTCTGCATCCGTTCCATGCGTAAAAACCACCTCAACACCATCCGGCTCAAGGCAAGT